CTCTAGAGTATAACGCTTTATTTACAGGAACATTCGCCACGTTTTTTACCTCCCTTCTTTTTCTTCTTCTTTTTCTTCATTCCAGTGTGATAAGGCATGATAAGAATTAGGTTTCTTAATATATTCTAAACGAAGTTTGACCTAATGTCTCTGGTTTGGCAAGGTTAAATTGTTGGAGACATAGGTATCCGAAAGCGTCAAATGCGTGGTCAACCCCTAGGTTTTTGTTCGGCATACCTGTGTTTGGAGCGTAAGTCAGGGTACGGAGAGATTTTATCAATTCTTTACAGCGTGGGTGTATTAAAGTTCGTCTTTCTCCTGCTGCATCATACAATGCAGTGTTCACTGATGTAATTTTGTCTCTAATTTTCCAGGGTGAACGTGGGGAAGATACTGTAAATCCGCTTCTGCGTAGGATAGTGTGATCCGTTGAGCCTACTCCAGATGTTTTTCGGGCTGCACCAGTTGGGTCGGGGCAAGCTATTATTCTTCTATCTACTCCATATCGGTGGGTTACTTCTTCTGCAAAATCCCAAGTTGTTGCTCCACCCGTCATAATTATCTCGTCAAAGACATAAAGTATGTCTCGGTAGCGGACAGCACAAATTCCGCAAAGTGGGTCTACGTTAAAATCGACCCCTAGTAAAAGTGGGGCGATGGATATGTCCTCTGCTTCGGTAGAAATGTTGGAATCTGAAAATGAGACTGCAACGAGACCCGTGAGATTCTCGAAACTTGCCTCGAACTCCTGCTTGAATGTTCTGGTATCTAATTGTGCCTTGGCTGCTTCGACTTCTTCTTCTGGAACATTACCCCCGTCTATTGTTGTGAAGCTCCAACGTTTCCAGTCACCTGTTTCATCTTCTGGAACGTAGCACCATAAATCGTAGAACCATGATGCTGTGCCGTCTGGTGTGGAAATAAAGAGTGCCCAACCTTGTTTATCTGCGAGGGCTGGTCTAATAACTTGAAACCAGACATCGGAATCCATGAAGGCTGCCTCGTCAAGTACTACTCCAGCTAGGCTTCGGCCACGCAGGGTTGTTGCGTTTTCAGTTCCTTTTAGTTCGATTAGCGAACCATTGATTAGCTCGATCTTGAGGTCGGTTTCGTTTTTTGACTGGATCCACTCTGGTGGGATAAGCTTCTTTATTTCTTTCCATGCGATGTCTTTTGCCATGCGGTAGGTGGGGGCACAGTAGAAATATGTTTCACCTGGGCGGTCTATTGCTGCTTTTAGTAGTTCGATACAGGATAGATATGATTTTCCGAATCTTCTGCCAGCTACCAGGACTCTAAATCGGTTTTTTGCGTTGAACACCTCCCCCTGTGCCCATCTAAGTGATAATTTTTCGGCTGTATTTGCGCTCATGTAGTAAAGAATAGCTTAAATATCGACAAATTTCCGTGTTTTATTCGACTAAATGCTGTTTTTAGGGTTATTATTCAAGTATTAGTATTTATTTAGTCCGTGGCTCAAGCATACTATCGACCAGATGTAGACAGTCCAAATGCGCCAATGGGTGGTAAGGTCTGTGGAAAGAGAAATCCAGATGTAGTTATCGAAGCAAGAAGGCAGAGATTGTATAATCGCCAGCTTGAAGGCTTAACAACCAGACAGTTAGTTCACGATCACGCTTCCAAGGAGAACATTGGGGTTGAAACAGCGTGGAGAGATTGGAGACAGGTGAAGGAATGGAACGATGAAGATTGGGAAAAGGATAGAGAAAAGATGATCTCACGACTCCAGGGAATGAGAATGAGGCTTTTCAACAAGGCTATGAAGAGGGGTCAGCTTCAGACTGCTGCTCAGATATTGGATTCGTTAGGGAAAGTTCTTGGGGAGAGTGAAGAGACAATTAATCTAAACACTCCAACATTATCTATCAGTGTCGAAGGAAAGAAAAAGTAGTCTTAATTTGCAGATTTATCAGTAGGTTCAGGGGTAATAGATTTTTTAAAAATTTTTTTGCAACACTGCCCCGTGTGTGTGGTGGTTGGTGTATACACTGTATTGTGCACGCGGTGGCTAGTGGAATAAATAAGCAATAAAAAAGCCCGCGGATTCTGCGGGCGTGGTATATTGTGCAGCTGCTTAGATTATCCTACAAATTTTTTATAACAAAAATCATTGTTGATTGTAGTATCTGCTAGACATTTTTTTAATAGTGGGCTGTTGGTGTAGTGGTTAGCAAGTAAAAAACTAGCAATAAAAAATACCATAGCGAAAAACTGTTTATTTAATTTGATCGGTGTGGTTAAAAGTCTGGGGCGGTTTTGTTGCATGGTGGTTGTGGTGTTATAGGGTGGGTATGACGTGAGAGAATAAAAATTAATCATTAATAGATTTGTCTTTTAAATATTCTTTAGTAAGATTTACCATTTGATTTATTAATTCAACAGTGCAACAACTACCAAATTTTTTAAGTTCTTCTTCTGTTAGTTGTTCTTGTATTTGATCGTGTGGAAGTTTCCAGTGGTACTTAGTGTATTGATTTTGAACTAGGTTTGTAAACTCTCCGATTTTTTCTATTTGGTGCCTTTCACTTTCTACTTCATCAAGTAATAGTCTAAATCTAGATTGAATATTAGCTCTGAATTTTTTACCATATTGTGCATATGGTTTGTAGATTCTTTTAAGTTCATCTTCAAATTGAAGTAGTTTAGAATATTCATTGTCTACTAAATGATTTAAATAATTAAAATCATCTTTATCTAAATTTCTTTTTATAGAATTTAGTTGGTCGTTATCAAATGATAATTCTTTATCTTTGATATTTGCTTTAGAGTTTGATCTGTCCATAGTTTTAAAAAGATTTTTTATATAAAAAATAAGTTTGATAAAGATAACTTGCGGTTGTGTGGTTGCCTTTATTAGTTAGATCAATAATAATTTTATTGATTCTAGATTTGAATTTTTGAGTAGGTGTTTTCATTGCTTTAAGTTCCTGATGTAATTTTGTTTAATATTCGTTTGGGAATAATACTGTGGTGTAGCAATAATTTGAAGTTTTAAATTGTTTGTTTAATTCGTGTTGATAATATCCGCTTGTAATAATCCATATAACTTTATTGTTTTTTAACTTGTAACTGCTATGGATTCTGTTGCCGTCTTTAGCTTCTCTGTTATATTCATTTAGTTTTGCATCTTCTTCACAACAAATTCCATAATCAAAAACAGTATGTCTTTTTAATAGATTTAGAATTTCAATAATATTGTTGTCAAAATCCTCTTTAATATAAGAATCTACATCAGGTGTAGTAACAATAGAACCAAATTCGGGTGCTAAATTCTCTCTAAATTCAATTAACTGTTTGTTAACTTGTATTCTTTTTTGTGTTGGTGTTTGCATTGATTTGACTCCTTTTAAATTTAGGTGGTTTAAAAATAGGCGTAGTGCCTTCTCTATTTTAACATTTATTTTTAGATAAGCTAATACAATATAAGGAATAAAACACTAAATTTATTTATGAGATTAGTAAGAATTGAGTATAAAAAAGCTAGTTATTGTAAGGGTTTTACTGTCTAGAATTAAGAATCCTATATTTTTTAATGTGTAACAGTACAAATACACGTTAACCCTTTTAAATTTATAGGATTATTAATTATTTCATTTTGGACTTAACCTAAGATAATTTTATAAATTCGCATTAAAAAAGCTCAGGTTTTTCAGTTCCTGAGCTAATTTTTTTTGCAGCTGTAACTTTATTACTTATAAAGCTAAACAAAGTTCTTTAGATCTATCTATAATATTTGAGTTTTTACCATAATAGTTTTGTTCCATTCTAATTCTTGCCTTCTCTGATTCATCGTTAATATTACTAGCTCCCATTTGATGAGAATAATAGTAATTAATTCCATTGTGTAAACTGTAGGCAGTTCTTCCGTTCAGTTCAAATTCACGCTCCAGATTCTCCTTTATCTTTTTAACCTCAACTAAATCTAAATATGTTTTTTCTCTCTGAGTTTTTAAAACTCTATCAGTACATACTTTTTTATTTTTCCATTTTTCATAGAATAAATTTTCTAATACTTCTTTAACTTGATCTTCTTTAATTTTTTTATTTACCATATATTTATATTCTTCTATTGACTTTGTAAATTCTCCCTTTTTAAAATCAATAATTCTATTGATGTTTTTAACATTATCGTTAATACTCTTTGTATGTTTAAACACTAGAGGGTTTGACTGTTTTAATTTATTCATTTGATTAAAACAAAACATTCTAAAATGAATAAATGATATGTGACAAGATACCGAACTATCGTGACTCGAAACAATAGCAAGCCTTAATTTATGCGGATCATCTTTTTGTACTTCTTGTATTGCGTCATCAATAGCAAGATTAAAAACAAATCTTTTATTGTCTACATTCATTATTGATTCTATTGTTGTTTGTCCTCTAACCTCCTGAATTACTTTTTTAATACTATCTAGTTGTAATGTTGTGTATTGCATTTTTGGAATATTTAATAGTTGGTCTTTTTTATCGTGACATATTGCCTGATAATCTTTTATTTCTATAAATTCTCCTTTTTCATTTTTAAAAAATAAATCTCTTTTAACTGCTTCAAAGTCAAGTTCGTTTTCTTTCCATATAATATCTAGATCTTTTTTAAAAGAATCATCTATAAAATTTGATCCTTTAAAAATAGTTTCATTGCTTGAATTTTGATAACCTAGTTTTTCCGCGTTTAGTTGATTCTCTAAATTTTTTGAGAATTGATTATTAGAAATACTTAATGTATTTTCTAATTGATTTTTGAAAATTTCAATTTGGTTTTCCATTTTGTTTTAAATTTGGGTTGTTTAAAAATAGGCATACTGCCTGCTACATTCTAATTTAATATTCATTTAATAGCAATACTGTAGTAGTTAAGTAATTATTAAATTGGATCATTGATTCATTAAAAATATTCATAGTATCCAGTACGGGTTGGCCTGTGGAAAACTCCGCCCAGGTTGTGGAAAACTTTTTTCCAAAATTTTCAGAAAAAATTTTTTTCATACTATATAGTATTCATCTATATTTTTCAGGGTCAGGCAGCAAAAATCATCAAAAAATTATCATAAATATTAGTCAGTGAATGGCGATTTTGAATGGTTTTATTAAGCATACGATCCACTATGAATGGCGATTTTTAAAATTCTGGGAATTATCACTGATAATTAATGAATGAGAATTTACTATTTACAAGATACTACAATAATACTATAATAGAATTGTTCACTAAACCACCTAAATTTATGGGCTTAGATATGTACTTCCGAGGTACTAAAACTTTCGGAATTTATCCTCAAGGACAATACAAACCTCCTTTTGAAAAAACTTTTGAATTTACAAGTTTACTTAATAATCATGGGCTTGAAAACGCTCCAATAGATTATGAGACTTCTTGGTCATGCTATTCTGTGCAGTTCCCTTTAATGTATTGGAGAAAATCGAACCAGATACACCAGTGGTTCGTTGAAAACGTACAGGGTGGTAAGGATAACTGTGCGGAGTACTCTGTTTCTTTAGATCAATTAAAATTATTAAGTAAGACTATCGAACCAGCTTTAATTTCAACCGCAGCAGCCAGTGAGCTACTTCCTACTGCTGAGGGATTCTTTTTTGGTTCTCAAGAATACGACCAGTACTATTTTGAGGACTTGAAAAATACCAAAACTCAAATCGACAAAATCATAGCGTACCAGACAGCAGCCGAAAACGCTCAGAAGTGTAGATGGCTTAACTTAAAAACTCATAACGGCACAATGTCTACTGAGGAATTTAACGCGAAGTTTCCAACACTGACTAAAGATATTCCTTTTGATGATTTTTATTATCAATCCAGTTGGTAATGGACAAACATCAAATAAATATCGCACTGGACAACATGGACAGATTCGGGGGCAGCTTTTTGGCAGCCCTCGCTTTTTGCTATTCTCAGGCCGATCCAGATAATCAAACCATACTGTATAACGCGTTTGAAGCCACCTTTACTAAATACGCTAATTTCAAAAATGAAGATTAAACCTTACTATATTCTACTCAAGTGGAATATGAAGCACCCCGAAAATAAAAATCGTACCAACTTGTACGAAATATGGAAAGAGTATGATGATGGATTTACTTTTGATAGTATCCTGTACTCGGTAATTGAATTTTATGACTCTCTCAGTGAAGCTAGAGAACATAAAAGGAGGTTATTGAATGGATAAAGAGACTGCCGAAGAATTTATTATGACCACGCTAGTAGCGAATGAGAAGAAAACCGATCCAAGGGATAAACTATCTCGAAAAGATATAGTCGAAATTCTTACGGAGGATCATGGTATTCCAGTGGCTACTGCATATAGATACTATAAGGATCAATGGAATCTCTACAAGTGGGAGACTTCAAAACCCGATCCAGATAAACGAATAAAAGATAGTAAAGATGAAATACTCGCAAACGTGCTAGATAGTGCAAATGACTTTCTTACTGATGGGAAGGTTTTAGAGTATTGCAAAACTATCGAAATATATTCAAAACTACTTACAAGATTTAAAAAAGTATGACTGACTCATTTATGCACTACCATCAATCCGCACTGGACAGCCAGCGTGAAGATGATGCGATCCAATATCTACAGGATTGTGGGGTTTACCCTGATTCTGATGATAAATTTTTTCCTATGGAGACTGATTATGACTAACGATCCAAAAACAAATAAATATTATGTAGTAGTTGCTAGAGAAGAGTACAAAGAAGAAGATGTTTTCTACTATCACGGTAGATACTCTACTGATGAACTAGAGAAAATGGCTACTGAAGAAGTGCGAGAAAATACAACTATGGAATATAAGGACATAGAAGATTGCTATGTCCATATAGATTTTATTTTTGAATCTGATTCCCCTATAAAATGGGTATGTACTTAAACTACTGCTAACTCCTTAAGGTTTTTGTGGTAACGATCCACTCTATCTAGAAAAATACTTTCTGATCCTCGCAACTCTAGGTTGTTGAGGATTTTTATTTGGGGCTTGCCACTTCTGCGAGCTACCACAACTGCACCGTATTTTGGTTTGATGCCTGTGAGATGTTGTAGACCTAGACTGTACGCTCCAAGTTGATGGCAGAATTGTTCGATCATGTCATCTGACCTGACTTCTTTTGCTGTTTTCCAGTCCACTATGAATGGCCCGTCTCCATCAATATCTAATAGAGCATCTGCTGTGCCAGCAAATCCGTAGCCTGGTTTGTAGACGGAGAACTCAACTGCATGAATGGCCGTTACACGATCCAGTATGAATGATCGTAAACCTCTGGCGTAGCCTGACGCACTCCAGCTAACACGCGGTGCGGATTCAACTGCTTTTTGTAAGCCAATTTTCAAGGGCATCTTTTGTATGTTGGGGTGCGGTTTCTTTTAAAATATGTGTAACTGAGTGATATATGTTATCGTCACCATCGCGGTAGACTCTGTACGGTCCACTATTGTCTTGAATAAGATTCCATGTTCTGAGAGATGCTAGTGCGTTTTGTTTATCTAGCGTTCCCATAAGTGGTGAATAAATACACGTTCCCATAATTAATATACAGCAAAATAAAAAAGAGTCAATGGCTATCGGGGCTTATACATACTTAAAACATGAGCGTAAAAAATATGATGCCCGAATAGCCTGACTCTATGAATGGGGATTATTCTTCTTCTTTAAAGGGATTACCACCTTTAAGAAGTCTTTCGAGATCGAACTCTTTCTCTGCTTCCCATGCTTCATCTACAGCTTTAGCCATAGCTTTCTTCAGTGGGGCAGCTTGCACAGTGTACTTTGTATCTGTGCCTTCTCCTGTACGAGATAAGTAAAAATCACATTCAGTCATATCTTCGTAATCATCTAATTGGCTGATTACATCAAATTGCTGCGTGATTGTTTTTTGAGTCCAAGAAAATACCTGTACACGTTCCAAGTCATAGTTGTATATGGGAACTGCGTGAGCTATCTTGCAAGGCTCGTTTGCTTTACCATCTCTGGAAAGCGATCTAACGTAGTCATCACCAAGTTTTTCTGTAATGTCCTCTGCGGTAGGATCTTCAGCAAAACGGAATGGCTTACGTCTTTCTGGGTTGTTAACTTCGTTACCCCATAGTTCATAGAACATGAAAGGCTCTTCAGCTAACAATTTAAAACGAACTTTTTGTCCACTTTTAACATTTGGTGGATTTAGGTAATCGTCTTTTGTGCTACTTGAAGATGCAGCATCTTCTCTAGCAACAGTTGAAATGAAAGGCATAATGCGTGTTG